CAATATAGTGCCGGTCAATTTACAATGACTGCTTCGGGAACAATGGTTCTTGGTGGAGCATTAACCTGTAACAGTTCAGTTAGTTTAACAGGTACGGTAAAAGATTATACTGATACACTCGGAGCAGCTAATCAATTTCTTGTTTCAAACGCAAGTGGTCAAGTTACTTGGCAATCTACATTACCATCTCCATTGGCATCAAGTGCTTTGACTGTTATAAACTTAGCTCTTTCAAATGCTGAAGGCGTGGTTGTAACCACAGCGGCATTAATTACTGACGTAAGAATACCTACCAATGCAGGACAAGCATTTCCTATAGGAACTAAGGTAACAATAATCCAAGAGGGTGCAGGGCAAGTAACTATTGCTCCAACGGCAGGAGTTACTCTTAATTCTGAGGGTGGTAAAACAAAAACTACTGCTCAATACTCCGTGGCTCACGTTGTAAAGACTGCAACTGATACTTGGTATGCTTATGGGGACATAACAACATAAATTAAATTAAAATGGATATTAGAAAGATATCAATAGGTACAGATTTTAAAGCTTCAATGCACTACATAGTGGGGCAGGAGGTTTTAAATGGAACCTATGTTATACACCTAATAAAGTTCAATTCAAAAGATTCTTCATACAAGCTTTACATAGAAGAAGCCACAGGAGATATGGTTGTTCTTTGGAAGGAATTTAATTCTAATCTTCCTATAACAATAGAATACAATATAAACTTTTGAAATCACCAACTCAATTTATAGTCACACCATTAAAAGGAAAGCGTTACGACAACACTAAGGATATAGGGGGTGTTGATTTAATAATAAGCACATCAGAGGAGGACCATAAATTTTCCAATAGGTATGCTGAAGTATTAGCAACACCGCTCTACTACAATGGAGAAATAAAAAAAGGAGATACGCTTTTGGTTCACCACAATGTATTTAAGTTCTACAATGATATGAAAGGTAGAAGGCAGAGTGGAAAGAGTTTTTTAAAGGACAATATGTTTCTTGTGGACCCCGACCAATTTTATTTGTACAAGAATGAAACGGGTTGGAATTCATACGATAAGTATTGTTTTGTTAAACCCGTACCGGCAGAAGAGTCTTATATTTTTAAACCATTTAGCGAGGAACCATTGGTGGGAGAAATGAAATACCCCAATGAATACCTTTTAAGTAAGGGAGTAAATGTAGGAGACAAGATTAGCTTCAAGCCCGATAGTGAATATGAGTTTACTGTAGAAGGTGAAAAGCTATACAGAATGTATGACCATCAAATAACAATGCTCGTATGACATCTACAGAACTAAAAGAAAACATTATTAAGGCAGGGAGTATAGCTGTTCAACAGCTCATAAAGGTTGCTAAAGAAGAAATCATCAGACACGACCCCGAAGACGAACTTGCAGCGGACAGATTAAAGAACGCAGCGGCTACAAAGAAGCTTGCTATCTTTGATGCTTTTGAAATTCTAAACAGAATAGAAACGGAGAAAGAAGCGTTAGAGCTTAGTAAGAGTGGAAAGACTAATACGGATTCAAAACAAGGGTTTGCAGAAAGACGCGCAGGATAAGCTATACAGAGTCTTAGAGGATTATATCCCAAAGACTGTAGTGACCAACAAAAACAAGAGTGGAAGTTGGAAGTATGGTTATGACCCAAAGTACGATGTAGTTGTAATATCAAAGACAGGTCAAATAGGGGAAGTAGTAAGCATACAAGGCTTGCCTATTGCTTTGCCCAAAGCACCTAAAGAGTGTCGTCAGCGACACTCAAAAAAATCAGAGCAATATTGGGAAAGGTTACAGATACCAAAAGAATTAAACAGGATTCAATCTATATTTCAGTGGAACGAACAGCACGCTACGTTTAAAAACAGATGGGTTGATTATATAGAAGAAGAGTTTAATATAAGAGAAGAGGGGTTTTGGTTTACAAACAATGGCAAGAAGACATACATAACCGGCGGACACTATATGTACTTGCAGTGGACCAAGATTGATGTCGGGTATCCGGACTACAGAGAAGCGAATAGAATACTATATATATTTTGGGAAGCCTGTAAAGCGGATAACCGAAGCTTTGGAATGGATTATCTTAAGATACGTCGTTCCGGGTTTTCTTATATGGGTTCAGAGGAGTGTGCAAACATAGGAACCATATCCAAGGACTCAAGGATAGGTATACTATCTAAAACGGGAGCGGATGCTAAAAAGATGTTTACAGACAAGGTTGTTCCTGTCGTAAATAACTACCCATTCTTCTTTAAGCCTATTCAAGATGGTATGGATAAGCCTAAAACAGAATTAGCGTTTAGGATTCCTGCCTCTAAGATTACAAAGAAGAATATGTACGATGTCTCTGATGATGAGATGCAGGGTCTTGATACAACAATAGATTGGAAGAATACAGATGACAACAGTTATGATGGTGAGAAGCTGCTGTTGTTGATACACGATGAGAGCGGTAAATGGATTAAGCCAAACAACATACTTAATAATTGGCGTGTAACAAAAACCTGTTTGCGTTTAGGTAGTAAGATTATAGGTAAGTGTATGATGGGCTCCACTTCAAATGCTTTAGCTAAAGGTGGTGGCAACTTTAAAAAGCTTTACGAAGACTCAATGCTTACGACGCGAAACGCCAATGGACAGACAAAGAGTGGAATGTATTCATTGTTCATACCTATGGAATGGAATATGGAAGGGTTTATTGATAGATACGGTATGCCTGTATTTAGAAAGCCTGCTGTTTCGGTGTTAGGGGTAGACGGAGAAATGATTACAAACGGAGCAATTGATTATTGGGAAGCTGAGGTTGATTCTTTAAAGAATGATGCCGATGCGCTCAACGAGTTCTATCGTCAGTTTCCACGTACCGAGTCTCACGCATTTAGAGACGAGAGTAAAGAGTCTTTGTTTAACCTAACAAAGATATATCAACAGATAGATTATAACGACTCAATGATAAAGGAACATCATATAACACGAGGTTCTTTTCATTGGAAAGATGGCATAAAGGATAGTGAGGTAATATTTAGTCCCGATACGAGAGGCAGGTTCAAGGTTTCTTGGACACCACGAAAGGGGCTTAATAATAGAGTCGAGGTTAAGAACGGAGTCAAGTATCCGGGAAATGAGCATATGGGCGCATTCGGTTGTGACTCTTATGATATATCCGGAGTAGTAGGCGGAGGCGGTTCTAATGGTGCTCTTCACGGGCTAACCAAATTTAGTATGGAGGATTCCCCTACCAATGAATTTTTTCTTGAATATGTAGCGCGACCTCAGACTGCAGAGATATTTTATGAAGAGGTTCTAATGGCGTGTGTATTTTATGGGATGCCTATACTCATAGAGAACAACAAGCCAAGATTGTTATACCATTTTAAAAACAGAGGGTATAGAGGATTCTGTATGAATAGACCCGACAAGACCTATACTAAGCTGTCTAAGACAGAAAGAGAGCTCGGCGGTATACCTAACACAAGTGAGGCTGTAAAGCAGGCGCACGCATCAGCTATTGAGTCTTACATAGAGAAGTACGTGGGTATGGATATTGAAGGGACCTTTAGAGATGACGACTCAATGGGGACTATGCCTTTTGTCAGAACGCTTGAGGATTGGGCTAAGTTCGATATAAACAATAGGACCAAGTATGATGCCTCTATTAGTTCGGGTCTTGCAATAATGGCGTGTCAGAAACATCTATACACTCCACAGAAAAAAGAGTCAAAAATAAAAGTTAACTTTGCAAGGTATAGTAACACAGGAACATTAAGTGAGATAATCAGATGAAAGACGTAAAAATAAACATTTCATCTGCAGGTTTCCCAAGTCAGTTTGTATCGGATGCTGAGAAAGCTACCGACGAATTTGGATTACAGATTGGACAAGCTATTCAATATGAATGGTTTAAAAAAGACGGGCAACAATGCAGATTCTACAGTCAATGGAGAGACTTTAATAAATTAAGATTATACGCACGAGGCGAACAGTCTGTTGCAAAATACAAAAATGAACTTGCTATTGATGGTGACTTATCTTATCTAAATTTAGATTGGACACCTGTTCCTGTTATACCAAAGTTTGTTGACATTGTTGTTAACGGAATGTCTGATAGATTATTCAAAGTTAAAGCCTATGCTCAAGATGCACTTTCTCAATCAAAGAGAAGTAAGTATCAAGATATGGTTGAGGGGCAGATGGTCGCAAAAGAGACTCTTAACATTATTAAAGATAAAACAGGAGCGAATCCGTTTATAATAGACCCCGAAGAACTTCCTAATACAGACGAAGAAATGTCTCTGTATATGCAGCTTAACTACAAGCCTGCGATTGAAATAGCTGAAGAGGAAGCTATAAATACTATACTTGAAGAAAACCATTATCAAGACACACGAAAAAGGTGCGACTATGACTTAGCTACATTAGGTATTAGTATAGCGAAGCACAACTTCTTAAAGGGCTCCGGTGTTGAGGTAGAATATGTTGACCCTGCGAATGTAGTATACAGCTATACTGAAGACCCATACTTTAAAGATTGCTTTTATTGGGGAGAGATTAAAACTCTTCCTGTTGTAGAGCTATTAAAGATAGACCCATCTTTAACAAGAGAAGATTTAGAAGAGATAAGTAAGTACAGTCAGAGTTGGTACAACTATTACAATGTTGCTCAGTATTATGAGAACGATATTTTTTATAGAGACACAGTTACTGTTATGTACTTTAACTATAAGACCACAAAGAAGATGGTCTACAAGAAAAAAATTCTTGAAACAGGTGGCTCTAAAGTTGTAGAAAAGGATGATACTTTCAATCCGCCACAGGAGATGATGGAGGAAGGTAGATTTGAAAGGTTTGAAAAAACCATTGACGTTTGGTATGATGGAGTTATGGTTATGGGTACTAACATCTTACTGAAATGGGAGTTAGCTCAGAATATGGTACGCCCAAAGTCAGCGAGTCAACACGCGCTACCAAACTATGTAGCAGTTGCTCCAAGAATGTACAAGGGTGTTATTGAATCATTAGTTAGAAGAATGATTCCTTTTGCAGATTTAATTCAGATGACACACCTAAAGCTTCAGCAGGTAATATCAAGGGTTGTGCCCGACGGTGTGTATATAGATGCAGATGGATTAAATGAAGTGGACTTAGGAACGGGTCAGGCATATAACCCCGAAGATGCTTTACGTATGTACTTTCAAACGGGTAGTGTTATTGGTAGAAGCTATACTCAAGACGGTGATTTTAATCAAGGTAAAGTTCCTATTAAAGAACTTCAGTCTTCATCGGGAGCGAGTAAGACTCAAATGCTTTTAACAAACTACAATCATTATCTCAATATGATTAGGACGGTCACAGGTTTAAATGAAGCTCGTGACGCATCTACACCGGACCCTAATTCTTTAGTTGGTCTACAGAAGCTTGCGGCGTTAAACTCTAACACTGCAACTCGGCATATACTTGATGGTAGTCTTTACATATTCAGAAGTTTATCAGAGGCTCTTACATACAGAGTAGCAGACATCTTAGAGTATTCAGACTTCAAGGATGATTTTGTGAATAAGATAGGTAAGTATAACGTAAGTATACTTGGTGATATATCAGACTTATACATATATGACTTTGGAGTGTTTATAGAAGTAAGTCCGGACGAAGAGCAGCAGGCACAGCTTGAGCAGAACATACAGATGGCACTTCAGAAGCAAGATATAAATCTTGAGGATGCTATTGATATTAGGGAGCTTAAGAATATAAAGCTTGCAAATCAGTTGCTTAAAGTAAAAAGGGTTCAGAAAGAAGAGAAAGAATTAAAGAAGCAAAAAGAGCTACAGCAAAATCAAGCACAGCTTAATATGCAGTCTCAGCAGATGGCGGCTCAGACAGCAATGGAAAAGCAGCAGGTAGAGATACAAGGAAAAATGCAGCTTAAACAGGCTGAGGTAGCCTTTGAGATTGAGAAGCTTAAAAATGAAGCACAGCTTAAGATGCAGCTTATGCAGGCAGAGTTTGACTTTAATATGCAGCTTAGAGATATTAGTGAGAATGCACTTCAGAGCAGAGAGAATCAAAGAGAAGGTGCTAAGTCAGAACGAATAAGTCAGCAGAACACTCAGCAGTCTAAACTTATAGACCAAAGAAAGAATAACCTTCCACCGCAAACGTTTGAGTCTAACGAGGATAGTCTTGATGGATTTGACTTTGCAGAGTTTGAGCCGAGATAGTTAAATAAAATGTAATAAAATTTATTATTAACTTTGTAAAAATATAATCAAATGGAATTTAAAGTAAAAGAAGTTTCCGGTACAGAGCAAAAGTCTCGTGCGGAAGTAGAAGAAGAATTATTAGCAAAAGCAGAGGCGGCTAATGAAGGAAATGAAACTAACTTGGAAAGAGTGGAAACAAGCACTGAGAGTGCCTCCGCCCCGCAAGAGCAAGAAACAATACAGCCGCAAGGCGAAACACAAACTCAATCCTCAGAGCTAAAAGAGGAAGACGTTCTTTTATATATTAAGAATAGGTACGATAAGCAGATAGATTCTGTGGGTCAGTTGTTTGAGGAGAAAGAATCAAACGAAGAGCTACCCGAAGATATTGCTGCTTATTTTGAGTACAAGAAAAAAACAGGACGTGGAATTGAAGACTATGTTAAATTAAACCAAGACTTCGATTCTATGAACGAAAACACTTTGCTAAAGAACTACCTTCTCTCTACGGAGGAAGGTTTAGATTCTGATGATGTAGATGTTTTGTTGGATGACTACAAGTATGACGAAGATGTTGACGACGAAACGGATATTAAGAAAATAAAGTTAGCAAAGAAAAAAGCGATTGGAAGAGCCAAGAAGTTTTTCAATGAGCAGAAAGAGATGTATAAGCAGCCCCTTGAGTCAAGTACGGCTGACCTCTCTGAAAGTGAAAAAGAAGAACGCGAGGCATATAACCAATATTTACAAGAAGCGAAGAGCTTTGAAGAAGAACAAAAGCGGAGACGTAATTGGTTCGTGGAAAAGACAGACGAGGTATTCTCAGATTTCAAAGGTTTTGATTTCAAAATAGGAGAAGACCAAGTTTTAACTTATACACCCACAAATGTAGAAGAGCTAAAAAAACGAAACTTAGATACAAATAACTTTATGAAGAAGTTTGTTGATGAGAATGGTTTGATTAGCGACGCTACAGGTTTTCATAAAGCTTTAGCTATAGCATCAAATCCCGAAAGGTATGCCAAGTTCTTTTATGAACAAGGCTTAGCTGCAGGAACTGAGGATGTTACGAAGAAGATGAAAAATATTAATATGTCTGAACGTAGAGCACCCGAAGTTAGCACCAAGGGAGGAGTGCAGGTTAAGTCTTTAAATCCCGACAGTGGTCGTGGTCTGAAGATTAGAAAAATAAAAAGATTATAAACAACAAACAAAGTCCTCTGAGTAAAGTAAGAGGCACAAAGAAAAAATGGCAGTTAGTGCAACTCCCGGTTTTGATTTGCAGCCATCGGCACAACAGGTCCCGACAGCTACAAACTACATAACCAATTTTGATTTCTTGAATCAGTATCTTCCGGATACTTACGAGAAAGAATTTGAACGATATGGAAATCGTACAATTAGTTCATTCCTACGATTAGTTGGAGCAGAGATGCCTTCCAACTCTGACTTAGTGAAATGGGCAGAACAAGGAAGACTTCACACAAAGTACACTAACGTTGGTGTAGCTGCAGGTGGAGCAGGAGACAACAGTGCAACATTCCAAGTGAATGACACAGGTGTTCCCGCCTTTACAGGAACAAATGGTATTGCTCTTCGCGTTGGACAAACAATTATGATTGTCGCTAACAACGGTGGTGGAAGCAACAAAGCGGTTGTTACAGATGTTACTGTAGCAAACAATCGTTTTCAAGCGGCTTTTTACGAAGGAGCAGGTCAAGTTATTGCAGGTACAGGTTTGGCGGCTGCTGACTTTACTGTATTCATTTACGGTTCTGAATTCAAGAAAGGAACAGAAGGAATGGTTGGTTCTTTAGAGGCTGACGATATCTTCTTTGAAAACTCTCCAATTATCTTAAAAGATAAGTATGCAGTATCGGGTTCTGATATGGCGCAGATTGGATGGGTTGAAGTAACAACTGAGAATGGTGCTACAGGATACCTTTGGTATTTGAAGTCTGAGCACGAAACTCGTTTACGTTTCGATGACTACTTGGAAACTTCAATGATTGAAGCGGTTCCTGCAGTGGCAGAAGCAGTTCCCGGTGCTCCCGGAAACAACGCATCTGTTGAAGGTTACAAAGGTTCTGAGGGTATTTTCTACTCTGTAAAGAATCGTGGTAACGTATGGTCCGGTGGTAACCCTGTTGCCCTCGCGGATTTTGATGCAGTTATCTCTCGTCTTGACAAGCAAGGAGCTATCGAGGAGAATGTTATCTTCCTTGACAGAGACTTTGGTTTCGATATCGACGATATGTTGGCAGCTCAGAACTCTCACGGAGCAGGTGGTACATCTTACGGATTGTTTGACAATGACGAAGAGATGGCACTTAACCTTGGATTCACAGGATTCAGAAGAGGATATGACTTCTACAAGTCTGATTGGAAATACTTGAACGACCCAACAATGCGCGGTGGTTTACCTACAGGTGCAGGTTCGGGACAAGTAAACGGATTGATGGTTCCTGCAGGTTCCACGTCTGTGTATGACCAAATCCTTGGTAAGAACGCTAAGCGTCCATTCCTACACGTTCGTTACCGAGCGTCAGAAACTGAAGACCGAAGATACAAGTCTTGGGTAACAGGTTCTGCAGGTGGTGCAATGACATCTTCTTTAGATGCAATGGAAGTTCACTTCCTTTCTGAAAGATGTGTATGTACTATGGGTGCAAACAACTTCTTCATTTTCGAAGACTAAGAGTTGATACAATACGAAGGAGTGTCCTCAGCGACACTCCTTTTTTTTAATTTAATATAAATTCAATCAAATGAAAAAACAACAGAAATACGTTGACAAAACGTACAGACTAACGAGGGATGCAGCACCTCTATCTTTTATGCTGCCTGTCAGAAACTCAAGAAGAAGTCCGCTTCTTTATTTTGATGAAGACAAAGGAATTAACAGAGCACTACGTTACGCAGTAAACCAAAAAACTCCCTTCGAGGATGAGCAAGATGGTAATGCTATTGTAGAGCCTGTAGTTTTTGAAGACGGATTTTTAAACGTCTCAAGAACAAACCAAGTTCTGCAGGAGTTCTTACACTACCACCCGCTTAACGGTAAAAGATTTGAGGAGGTTAATGATGAGAAAGATGCTGCAGAAGAAGTAGAGTGGTTAAATGCTGAGGTAGATGCTTTGGTAGAAGCACGTAAGCTTACAATAGACCAACTTGAAACGCTTGGACGAGTTGCTATTGGAGCCAACGCAGTGAATATGACAACCGCCGAACTCCGTAGAGATATGCTTATCTATGCTAAACACGACCCCGACAGTTTTTTAAAGATGGTGTCAGACCCTATGGTTAAGCTTCAGTCTAATGTTCAAAAGTTATTTGACGAAAGATTGTTAGCTTTTAGAAACAATCAGAAGGAAGTTTACTTTAACCTACCGGGTAACAAGAAAAGAATGATGAGCATACCGTTTGGTGAAGAGCCTATGTATGTGGTAACATCTTACTTCCAAAGTGACGAGGGTGTAGAGATACTTGAATATCTTGAGAAACAAATGGAAGAATAAAATTTTTTAATTATATTTGTAATATATCGTTGGCTTTTATATCAAGTGGCTACAAACAAGAGGGGTTTAAATATCCCTCTTTTTTTTTGCTTATCTTTGTGGTATTATTAACCCCATTAATTTTTTACAATGGAAAAATTTTTAAAAGTTACAAACGCACCTGTTACAGGTCAGCTTATTGCTATTAACGGAATCAAAGCAGTTGCTACGGCAAACGCTACCGCAACTACGGTCACTATTAAGTATTTTGACGGAACTACAACTACAGTGACAACTGCAGCTCAAGTAGTTCACGATGTGTATACTGAGATTTTGGATGCAGTTGCTACAGCTCTTGCTACATCTTGGCAGAAGGCTTACTATGAAGTGGTTCTTCCAAAGGCAGTAACAAGTATTTTAAATGCTTAATACTTACTTTAACCTATTGAAGGAGGGCTTTTAAGGAGCCCTCTTTTTTTTTGTTTATCTTTGTGTAAAGAAGATAACGAATGATTAACTCAGTAAGAAATACAGTTCTATCTATACTGAACAAGAACAACTACGGATACATATCCCCATCAGACTTTAATCTATTTGCCAAGCAAGCGCAGATGGATATATTTGAGGATTACTTTTATCAGTACAACTATCAGATACTAAAAGAAAACGCTCGTCAGTCCGGTACGGGGTATGCTGATATCAAGAAAGGATATGAAGAGGTTATTGAGATTTTTTCAGAAACAAAGTTTCTTACCAATACAAATAACGCAGCACCCATAAATCAATTCAACCTACCCTCTCCTACAACTACAGGAGACGATTACTATCTTATCAACAAGGTGTTGGCATATCAAGATATTGTAACAACAGGCACAACAACAGCAAGCAATCCAAATTCATTAGATGATGCTAACGCTACATTTGTAACTGACGGTGTAGCATTAGGAGATATTGTTTGTAATACAACAGATATTCCGGACACTATATCTACAGTGACTACAGTTGGGGTACAGACTTCACTTGGTTTAGCATCAACTATATTTACGGTCAATGGTTCTAAGTATGTGATATTTAAACCCAAGCAGAATGAACTTGAGAAGGTTACGCTTGGTAAGATTACAATGTTGAATAATTCAGCACTAACAGCACCAAACAGATTGTTTCCTGCATACTCTCAAGAGGGAAACATATTGACGGCGTATCCATCTAATGTAACATCTGCAGTATTATGTCAGTACATAAGATACCCCAAAGACCCTAAGTGGACGTATGTTCAGCTTACTAATGGAGAGCCATCATTTGATTCAAGTCAAGCGGATTTTCAAGACTTTGAGCTTCCTAATGATGACGAGCCTTCTTTGATTATGAAGATACTTCAGTACGCAGGAATGTCAATACGAGAAATTCAAGCAGTACAGTTTGGACAGGCACAGGACCAAGAAGATACACAAGAAGAAAGATAAACTATGGCATACATAACAGCATATCAATACTATGAAAACAACGGTAATAATCCCGAAAATGCAAATTGGGGTTCCTATCAGTACGTCAGTTTATATGACATTGTAAACAACTTTATGCTAATGTACAGCGGGAACCATAGCCTCATAAACAACGAGGAGAGATACAAGGTTCTATTTCACGCTAAGCGTGGTATACAAGAGCTGAACTACGACGCGTTCAAAGAGATAAAGATATTAGAGCTTGACGTTAGTGATAGTTTAAGGTTTGTACTTCCTCCCGACTTTGTAAATTGGGTTAGAGTATCTATTTATCAGAACGGTGTACTTAGACCGCTAACAGAAAATATTCAAACTAACTATAGCGATGCTTACCTACAGGACAATAACTTTAGAATCTTGTTTGACCAAGACGGAAATATACTTAAGCCCGAAAACTCAAACATAGACTTTGATAGAATAACAGGGAGCAAGAGGTCTATATATCTAAATCAAAATAGTGTATACAACAACTATGAAGGTTGGAATATAGACGGTACTTGGTACTTTGATTACAGCATCGGCGCAAGGTTTGGTCTGAATACAGAAACAGCAAACATAAATCCTACTTTTAAAATAGATAAGAAAGGTGGTGTGATTAATTTTAGCTCGGATATGGCGAACCAACAGTGTATCCTTGAGTATGTATCGGATGGTATGGAGAATGGGGATGACACATTGGTAAGCGTTAACAAGCTATTTGAAGATTATATATACGCATACATTGAGTATAATCTTTTAAGTTCTAAGGTGGGAACACAGGAGTATGTCATTGCAAGGTTAAGAAAAAAATCTATGGCGTTACTAAGGAATGCTAAAATTAGAATGAGTAACATTCACCCCGGCAGATTACTAATGAATCTTCGAGGTAGAGATAAGTGGATAAAATAATATGGCGAATTTAAAAAGACATTTTATAGCAGGCAGAATGAACAAGTCTGTGGACGAAAGACTTGTGCCTAACGGTGAGTACATTGACGCAATGAATGTAAGACTTGGTTCTACTGAAGCATCAGAGATAGGGTCAGTAGAGAACTCAAAGGGTAACACTCAGATTACAACATTAAAGTATAACTCAACAGCCTTAAGTGCTAACGCAAAGTGTATAGGGGCATATGAAGACAGTGCTAACGAGACTATATATTGGTTTATTCACGACTCTTCTTTTACAGGTGCAGGAGCAGGCGGAACGGGAAAGCTTGATATGATTGTCTCTATGAACGTAAACACAGAAGTGATTACGTATCACGTAATCAGTGTTAAGAATGGCTCAACCACCAACACTACTTTAAACTTTAATCCTGCGTATTTAATAAACGGTGTCAATATGGCGGGACAGGACCTGCTTGTTTTTACCGACAACATAAATCCTCCAAGGATAATTAATGTTAGAAAAAATTATCAAGACCCTACGGGAGCTCCTTTGATAGACCAATTCACTGAAGAAGAAATACTTGTTATAAAGAAGCCGCCTGTTACATCTCCAATTATAAAGACTAATACCATACCGGGGAACGATGACTTCATAGAGGAAAGGTTTCTTTGTTTTGCATATAGATATAAATATGCAGACAATCAGTATTCGGCTATCTCTCAGTTTAGCGAGCCTGCTTTTGTGCCCGACGTATTCAATGTAACTATATCTACATTTCTAAATGAAGGGATGCAGAATGAGGACAACAACGTAATCATTACTATGGATACAGGTGGTCCTTTGGTAGTAGGATTTGATTTATTGTACAAAGAATCTACAAATTCTATTGTTCGAGTGGTACAGAAATTTGACAAGAACACAGATGGTATTTCTGACAGCACCACGTATACTTATAACTTTAGTGGTTATAAAGTATTCACGGTACTTCCGGATTCTGAAATTCTAAGGACATATGATAATGTTCCACTATTAGCAAAGGCTCAAACATTAATGGGAAACCGTCTTGTATATGGAAACTATGTAGAGGGTTATGACTTGAAGGATAAAAACAAGAATAATGTAAATTTTGATTTCTCCACATCTCTTACTACAAGCGAAATATCTTCTGTTAGCTTGGGAACTGTATTTGCAAACCGCGCATATACCGCTGACCCTGCAACTCCGATTACTGTAACAGACGCTTCAATGAGGATTTACTTAGGACCATTAGCAAACATATCATTGATTGCAGGTTCTACACTTTCTTTGGATTTTACCCTAAGCCACTCCGCTTTCACAAATGGTGCGGGTGTAACTGACCAACAACCCTCTGTTACCATTAACTTCGAATACACATTAGTTGAAACATTCTTAACAGATGGTACATCTACTGCTGCGTATAAATTAGCGACCTCTGCTGACTTTTTAAATAAACTTGGCACATCACTTCCGGGCGGTACTATGAAGCCGGTGTATGACGCTGCAAATCCAACGTCTTGTAGTGGGTTTACATTTTCAGATGTTATCAACTGTGCTATTCAGAACACCTTGGATGCAGGAACAGCAACAGCAAGGACAAAGTTTGAGTCGGGGTTTGATGATATTCCCGCTAATGGAAACCAAGGTGTAGGGAGCTTGGGTGTGTACCCTACCGTTGCAAGTGCGGATGTAACTTATGAGTACATTATTTTTTCTTTACCTGCAATGCGAAGAGTATTTGACGTAACTTCTCCAACGGTAAACACCTACGAATATTTTAAGTTTTCAAATCCAATAAATACATTTAGCACTACCAACAATCCGCGTAGCCTTCATAGTAACAGAAACTATGAGGTAGGGATTATATATATGGATGAGTACAACAGAGCGACAACAGCCTTGGTAAGCACCAACAACTCGGTGCAGGTTCCTTGTTCTAACTCAATATCTAAAAACTCAATTAAGGTAGAGATACCACCGTCGCAGCTTGCTCCATCTTTTGCTACAAGATATAAGTTCTGCGTTAAGCCGGATAGAAAAGATTACGAAACTGTTTACTCTAACTTCTATGTGCAGGATTCCACCAATGGAGATACTTATATGCTTTTAGAAGGGCAGAACACAAGGAAGGTGGAGGAAGGAGATGTTTTACAAGCGAAGCGAGATGCTGCAGGACCTGTATTAAGCTGTACAGAGATAGTGGTCTTAGAGAAAAAAGCGCAGACAGCAGAATTTTTAGCGCCCAAACCTACAGACTCTACAGGTACAATTATTCCTGTTCCTTCGGGGACGTATATGAAGATTGGTCCCGGTAATATAAACGTAACAATGCCCGATAATGCTATAATAAATCCCGGGCAAATAAATGTAGATAATAACTCTTCCTCCGGCGACCAACCTCTTATGGCTTATGGTGGGCTTGGCGGTTTTGATATTCCACAAAGAGCAAGGATAGTTTTGAAGTTTAGTTTTGAAAGAATTGGCACAGGACAGGGAACAAATAACTGCGAGAGAAGAACCTACACCTATGAACGAACCTTCTTTTCAAGCGACGGCTATACGGATATAGTTGAGTGGTTTTTGGGAGATTCTATAGCAAACACTTTGAATAGCGGAGAAGCATTTACAGGAGACGGTAGCACTATTACTAACACATTTATTCCTACTGTTGCGACTTCTCCGGCATCTGACTATGGGATGCCAACGGGGGACTTTACAAACTATTATAGATGGTATAAAAACGGAACGGACATTAGGTTTATTATGATAGGTCCACCAAAATGCGGTAACAGCGAAAGGAAAAGGTCATCTATTAGTTGTGAATGGAAGGTATTCCGTTCAGAGCAGCTACTTGTTTTTGAGACAGAGCCTGCAGATGCGAGTCCCGATTTGTGGTACGAAGACTCAGACTCTTACGCCATAGACCAAGCAACAGGATTCCATAGCGGCTCATCTGCTACGGGTGGAGGTCAAGACCAAACAGCCACACAGCCTGCTATTATAAATACCACCTTTGGAAATTGTTATTCGTTTGGGAATGGAGTTGAGAGCTACAAAATATTAGACTCAATAGTTGGTAAACCTATGGAACTTGGAGAAAGATTCTTCTCTACTTCCAATGAGGACTATCGCAGAATGGAAAGATTTGCAGACTTAACTTACAGTGGTATATTTAACGATGAGACTAACGTAAATAAACTCAATGAGTTCAACCTTGGTCTTGCAAACTTTAAGCCCTTAGAAGACTCCTTTGGCTCAATAGAGCTTATTGATGGCAGGGAGACTGATATACTAACGCTACAAGAAGATAAAATATCTTACGTTCTTGCAGGAAAGAATTTACTTAGTGATTCTACAGGCGGTGGCTCTATAGCCTCTGTACCCGAAGTATTAGGAACACAGATAGCGAGAGTAGAGAAGTATGGCATAAGTCAAAACCCGGAGAGTTATGTAAAGTGGGGGTTCTATAAATTCTTTACCGATGCAAAAAGAGGTGCGCTCATACAGCTTAAAGGTTCGGGACAAGGAGAACAGCTAACCGTAATTTCAGAGATGGGAATGCGTTCTTGGTTTAGAGATTTGTTTATTGGTAGTGGAGAAACTCAGAAGCTCGGTGCTTTTGACCCGTATATGAATGAGTACGTATTGTCATCCAATGAAATTAAAATTCCACAGGAAGAACCGGCACAAAACTGCGGAGTTAAACGCACCATTACTGTTACACAAGCCGACCCGCTTAGCTTCACAGTGAACCTTGGAGAAACCACAGGGGTGTGTACGATATCTTACGATATAATATCTATAGCCTCAGATGCAGGCGCAACAGGAGGCATAACCATAGCTGAAGACTACCAAGGAACCTCAACATTTATTAATACTCTTGGTGCAGGAACGATTACTTTCGACAAGAATAGTGTTGGAGATGATGATGTTGTTGTTACACTGACACCTTCATCCGGAGCGGGTAAGCAGACTGTTGTTCTTGAAATAACTGTAGGTTGCCCTGCGGCACAGCAAATAACACTTACGACTTTTTGTGTTAGCGATTCTGCTGATGCAGGCAAGTTTATTCATAATCAATATCAATGGACAGACGGTTCGTTTATCTCAGCACTTCAGAGCGAGCAAGTTGAGTTTTCACCGGGTAAACCCGCTATATCTGCACCTATTGTATCTTCCACAACAGTGGTTACAGCTCTTCAAGGAGGCGGTATAATACCTAACAACGGTGATGTTTTATCTGTGATAAGCAATGCTATACCACCATCAGATGATTACAAGTTTCAACCAAGTAATAGAATGTTGTTCTGTAGAAGCACAACGCTTTACCCTCCTACACTCTTAGGGTATAATTCTTTACTAACAGACCCCGGATTGCAGGTGCTTCCGCAGACAGGTGCAATACCTACAATCACAGGAACATACACGATTCCTGCAGCCGGAACAGAGGAGTATATGTATATTGTATTTGATTACTTTAGCTAAAAGATATGGCAGGAACAACAGGAAACTACACATTAACGTACAGCGAATCTTCAAAAGGATTCCCGTCTTTCTATTCGTACTACCCCGATATGATGATAGGTATGAACAACTATCTGTACTCGTTCAAGGGAGGGAATCTTTACAGACACAATACCAATGATAATAGGAACACGTACTATGGAAATTTCACAGCTTCGATGATGAAGAGTGTCTTCAACGACACTCCGTTAGAGAACAAGTTATTCAAGACTATTAACCTTGAATCTGATACAGCTTGGACAGGAGTATTTAGCTCAGACCAACAGACGGGAGGTTCTATTGATGCTTCTTACTTCGTTCAGAAAGAAGGTGATTGGTTTGCATTCATAAGAAACACAGGGACTACACCTGCGGGTGCGGCGGAATACCCGCTGCGTTCTTTGAATGGTATCAGCGCATCGGCAAGTGTAAACTCTGCAGCACCTGCGGCGGTAGAGATAAACTTTAATGTCAACACATCTATAGGTAGCATATTGAGTATTGGTGACACGCTGTATTTCATATCACCTGCACCCGCTCCACCACCCGCTCCACCATCACCTGCAACCCCCACATTGTGCGGTACGGTTACAGCAATAAATATAAACCTTCCTGCAGGCGTTAATCAGATTGTAGTGGACACATCGGCAGGGGCTATCCCTCCCGGACAGACTGATTATTTTTTATTCATAAAGAACCAAGTAGCAGAGTCACACGGGATATTAGGACACTACTGTGAGTTTACTCTTACTAATACCGATGTAACAGCAACGGAGTTATTTGCCGTTAAGTCTGAGGTGATGAAAAGTTTTCCTTAAAATTCCTATCTTTGTAGGAGTATGGAGATATTAGAAGTTTCTAAAATAGAAGAACAAAGACCCGAACAGATTCTTGAATATGTGCAACATAGCCGAGGTCTTATATGGGAAAGAATAGAAGATTTTAAAGACCAATTAAAAAAAGTTGAAGGAGTCTTGGAGCATACAGCAGGAACGTCTCAGTCAAAAGAGATGACAGAAACATATCCTTTAAAGCAGCACATTGAAAATGGTCTTTATACAAGGGAGTTGTTTATGCCCAAGGGTTCTCTTATTGTTAGTATGATTCATAAGCAACAGCACCCATCTTTTTTACTAAAGGGTAAAGTTTCTTATTTGACTGACAGCGGGGAGCTTAAAACAATAGTGGGACCTCATACTATTTTTACACAGACAGGGACTCAAAGAGTTCTTTATATTCACGAGGACACTGAGTGGGCTTGCGTATACAAAACAGAAGCAAAAACTTTTGAAGAAGCTGAGGCTGATGTTTACGCAAATAATTACAGAGAGTTACCTCAAGAAACTATAAATGAAATTAAAGAATTATGGCAGGAATAGCATTAGGATTAGGAATAGCAAGTTTAGCAGTAACAGTAGGAACAACCGCTGCTTCATTTGCACAGGCAGGCAAGCAAAAGAAATTAGGTGAGGCTGCTGAAAGAAAAGCAGATGATGCTATGAAAGACGCTCGTGCTGCTTTAGACGTGAACTACTTTGAGGACCTTGCTATCAACAAAGAGGCTTATGAGTTGGAGCGTGATGCTACGCTTCAAGCCGAGGCAGGAGCACTACAAGCTCTACAGGAATCCGGTCAGCGTGGTGTTGCAGGTGGTGTAGGAAGACTTGCGTTAGCAGGTCAGAAGCAACAAGCATCTACACGAACAGCTATGGCAAAAGAGCTTGGGGACCTTGAGAAGCTCACGGCTCAAGAGGACTCACGTCTTCGTGACCTTGGTGTTCAGTTAGACTTAGAGGAGGTTGCAGGAGCACAGCAAGCTGCGGCACAGGCGCAAGAGATGCGTGCCGCTAAGATATCTGAAGGAATACAAGGGATTGGAAGTGTGGCTCAACAGGGATTGTCTATGGTTCCATTGTACCAACAGAATCAAACAGCTCAAAGAGCGGCTATAGGAAAAATGGCAGGAACTGAAAGCGGTCTGAGTACACTTAAAAATACATTTGACCCTAATTCTATGAGTCCCTCAATGATGGATAATAATCCATTTAACATTAATGCAAGTCAGTTTGGAGATGCTGTCACACAGCAATACTATCAGAATATGAGTCCTCAACAGTATAGAGGATTTAAAAAAGGTATGTCAAAAACTCAAAGACAAAATTTATATTTTGGAAGTGATTTTACTAATGCTTATCAAGACCCAAATCAAGGACCTAATCTTTAAATAAACTATGGCTACCTATTATAAATACGCAGAGAGGAGCGCAGACTCAACAATAAATTGGGCGCAGGTCGGTAAAGGAATGACCGATATGCTTCAAGAAGAAGCACGTATCCGAGAGGAAAAGAAAGCGGCTATTGATGAGGCATCAAGGGAGTATGGAAAAACATTACAAGACTTACCTTCCGGTGANTTTCAAACTGCAAACGAGTTTGCGATTAAGTTTGGCGGTAAGGCGCAGGAGCAGTTACTNATTCAAGACAGGTTATTAAAGTCGGGTATACTAAAGCCAAATGACTATGCGGTCCTAAGACAGAACCTCAACGACGGAACAACTCAGATGTTTGACTTAGCTAAGGAGTACGAGGCTGAGTATCAAGATAAGTTGTCAAGGATAGATAACGTAGACCCTGCTAATAGAAGTCAGCAATTAGAGTCTGCTTTAATGGCTCAGATAGAAGGGCTCAGTAACCTTTCAAATGTAGATGCTGTCATTAATCCAAACACAGGGGTGGTTAGCTTAGGTAAGTACATTACCAAGACCATTGATGGAAAAGAGGTTAGGGTCCTTAGCGATAGCCCTAATGACGTTGCTACGGTTGGTGAGCTTAGAAATAGAATTAAGGCTAAGTATGATTACTTTGATGTTGCTACAGCAACAGCCAACGCAGCCGATGGTCTTGGAGAGGTAAAGACACAGATGCTTGATTTAGCTAAAAGAGGAGGAGATGCCAATACAATTTTCGCTATGTCTGACAAAAAAGAAGGAATGTATTTAACCAAAGCTGAATTGGCAAAACTTCAGAAACAATTAGCTGATAAAGAAATATCTAAAATAGAATTTGATGAGACTATGGCGGCTAACTCTTATTCGGGGGCAGAGAAGCTTCTTATTGAGGAGATGTTGGTTAATCCTTTTAATGTAACATCAATACTCACAGAGAATTTAACCGGAACTTTTACTGAAGAGTTTGATGAGGAGAAGGCTAAAGCGGCACACGCAAAAGGAGACCAATCTGTTATATTCTACAAGATGACACCTACGGGTCTTGAGGCGCAACCTACAGAGGAGCAAGAGAAAATGGCTTATGACTATTTAAAGACACAGCTACGTAGCAAGATATCAACAAGCAATGAGGCTAAGACAGCAGGTATGAAAAGTTACGACCCATTACGAGGAAAAATATATGATGATAACCAAGCCCTCAAAAACAACTACACTGCGCTTGATGCTTGGAACGGAATAATGACCGCCAAAAACGCTCAAGATAGAGACGCAAAAATTAACGCACTTATAAATAGTGATATTGCTAAAGAGAACAATTTGACAAGCATAGATTTCTCAAGGGTGGGAACAGATAATAAAGTTTACTATGTTAAAGATGGAACCAAGCAGTCTATTCCTTATGACGTAAATAATATGACTTTAGAGAACCACGCTTTGCTTGGTAACATTGTACACGGAATTAATGATTTGGAAAAAATAAAAAAACGTACCCCTAACTATACGAAAACATTGTCCTACTTCACGGACGAAGGTGCTCAAGCTTTTTCAAATACAAAAGCAGAACTTATTCCTACAGGAACTACCGCTTCTAAAAATTTAAAAAGCTACTACACAGAATTAGAAGCTGCAACGACTGTGGAGGATGTAAAAAATCTTCTTACAGAACAAGGTTTAGGTGTAAGTATAGATACGAATTCAGATTCATATTTTAATGACCCCGAAGTAATAACGTCAAACGGTAAAATTATAGCAAGGGCTCGTGATGGTAAATTTACAACAGAGGAACTTAAGAGAGCAGCAAAGCAATTTGCAGGTAAGAACCAAGAGACTATAACAAAGAATAGAGCTGTAACAGGTTCGTCAAGTATTGACTATTCAAATAAATAAAAAACAATGGACGAAGAGGTAGTAATTGATTTATTCAATCGTGCTAAAACATTAGGCTATGGCAAAACCATAGATGAATTTAAAGTTTTATTATCAACCGATAATGATGTTTTGAATGACAACTTTGAATATGTTAGAGGTAACGGTTATGCCAAAACTATTGATGATTTTAAGGTGTTAATAGGCTCTGAAGAACAGACACAAGTTGAACCTTTAAAAAAAAAAGAACCTACTCAAGCAGTGGGCGCAAGCATTTCGGAATCTGTTTCGGCAGATGGTTCTTCGGAATCCATAGACTTTACTGATTACACATCTGTTGCAGGCTCTCCTATGATGGAGGACTATCAAGAAAATGTAGCTACAGGAGATGTTCCGCAAGACGTAACCGTAGAGGATATTGTAGAGGTTACTTCTCAGCCAATGGCAAGAGACGAAAGTGCGTACACCGAAGGGTTAAGAGACATATCCCTTGAGGAAGATATGTTTCAGTCTGAGAGAAAAAGGTTAATGACTAAACTCGAAGCTGCGGAGAGCGGAATCACATACCAAGAAAGAAAAAACAGTAGGTATAATAATAACAGGTCCGACTCACAATTAAAAAGAGATAGGATTGTTTCGCAGATTAAAGAGCTTGAGGTTGCTAATGGCAGAAGAAAAGGAATTTTAACTCCATCTGAAGTAGTTTCTTTAGAAGAGGTTCTAAGCGGAGCAAAGCCACAGGTAGAATTAGGACCGGAGTTTTATAACTTTGCTTTAAACGCAGACGGAACTATAAATAAAGATAATATTGCCGCAGCAAAGTTTGAATACAAAGAAAGGGTAAAAGACCTTATACGTTCACAGAAAAAAGCAGCGGGATATATTGAGTTTCTTGGGGATTATTACGACCCAAAAGATTTACCGAAGGGCTATGGATTCGGCGCAGCAATAGACAACATAAATATTCTTAACTACGTACAGGAAGAAGAACAGGGATTCAGAAAAGAATTTACAAGAAAGTTTGGGCAGTACGGATTTACATTTGAGGAAGTTGGTGTAGGGGACAACATATTAATTACAGGTCCCGACGGAAGAAAAAAAGAATTCCCACTTGACAATTGGACCGAAGCAACAGACAAAGATGTATCCATTAACCTTAAAAGGTTTATGAACAACTCCTACAATGCCGCTGATATATCTGATGAGGACATTGTAGCGCAGGCAATGGAGCGACCATCTGACCCATCAAAGGTAGGTCTTGGAGAAGAGTACACATACGCAGATGCTTACTTTAATAATGGCTATGACACTCGTCGTAGAAAAATGTTGAAGGAAGACAACGAAGCAGTGCTATCTCTTGTCGGAAACATAGAGGCAAGACAAGAGTCAGTGAAGGTATTGAAAGCGGAGCTAAAAGATTTAGGTGATAAACTAAACAACGATGTCCTTAACCAACAATTAAGAGCTGAGTATGAAAGCAAAGAAGCTGAGTTAAACTCTACCAATAAGCAAATACAAAACAGTGCGGAGTTTGCAATCAAGGCTCAAGTAGGTATGGTTGGTATGAAACAGGAAATGGAGCGTGTTGCAGGCGCAAGGCTATTATCCAAGACGGGAGATTGGGATTTCAGTCAAATAGGCGAAATATTTTTTAATCAATTTGCAGACGGTATGTCTTCTCTTACAGGGGGACTTATCAACCAAGGTGCTGAAACTGTGGGTTTAATAAACAATGCTTTTTATAATGAGTATGAGGAAGGCTATTGGACAGACAAAGAAAGAAAAGATTGGAAAGAAAAAAATAGTGTTCCCGTTAGCACCGCAGGTAGGTTGTTATTACCATATCTTATTAGTGGAGGGAATGAAGATTTTCTTAAAAACGGAAGCATAACCTACGATGCTGACCTTGGGGAATGGAAAGCTCCTGCAGGATATGCTGACGAAGGAACACTTCAAGCTTTCAATGAAGACGGTGGAATTATAGTAGAAGGTTTGACCACTTTTACAAGGTCTTTGCCTGCAATGCTTACAGGTCCTGCGAGGGTATTGGCTTTTTATGGTATGGGCGCGGACCATATAGACAAGCTTATAAGGAGTAATCCCGAATTGGATGATATGCCGGAATGGGAAAAGAACGCATTAAAAATAGGCATTGGTGTACCTGTAGCTTTGCTTGAAGAGTTTGGTCTTAGAAACATACTTAAAAATTCTTCCGCAACATCAAGGCTTCTTACAAAAGTTTTTAAATCTTTTGGAGCAAGACCTGCGGCACAGCAAACGTCAAGAACTTTTGTTGAGACAATTAAAAAAGTATTTGGTAGCAAAGCTGCAACAGTAGCAGCGACAGGTGCTGTTGGTATGGCGGCAGAGTATGAGACAGAATTCTTTCAAGACTTGGTAGAGGTTTATGGATTAGAAATATACGACGCTATAAAAGATGTAGACTATTTTCAAACTTCAACAAACTTTCAAGATATAAAAGGAGTTGCCGACTTAGGCGGTAGGCTTATGAATAAAGAAGTTTTTGACCGTGCACACCACGCAGGGAAAGTAGGTGCAGTCGGCGGTTTTGTTATGAGTATGCCGGGTGGAATCTCAATGGCTCAAAGAGAAGACAGGATACCGGAAATAAAGGATGCTGCTTTTGATGTGTTTAGAAGCGTAACCGCAGACCCAAGATTCTCTGAGACATTAGCAAACCAAACTGCGTTTTGGAACTCTAAAGTGGGGGTGGAAATAAACAAAGCAACGGGTGAGGTGTACACACAGCAGGAGGTAGACCAAACCATTCGTGACTTTGAGTTTGCTGTTGGACAGTCTAAGTCTGTCAGACCGGAGTATGCCGCAGAGTATCAAAAGAAGATGCTTGGCTTTCTAATGAAAAGACAAAACTTAGAGAATCAAATTAAACCTCTTGACAAAGCAACCACACGGGAGCAGAGAAGACAGATTGATATTTTAAACGAAGACATAGCTGTTCTTGCACAAGAGGCTGAGCAGGAGCTTGCAGAAGCCACAAAGAAGTATGACCAAGAAAAGAAAGACGGTACATTTACGGGAGACTTCAGAGCGTACCGTACATTCTATTCTTTAAAAAATGGTGTAGAGCAAGAGATACGGAATCAATTTGGTGAGCAGATGCAGGAGGAAGCTGTCGCTGAGACTCAGCAAGAAAATGTTTTAACAACCGACCAACAAGCTCAGCAAGCTGAGGGAGCAGTAACACAAGAACAGCCAACGCGAGTGTCGCCAACGACACCCATACAGGTAAGTGAGGATGTTGACGCGGACACCCGAACGGAAGCTGAGATGATTGCACGTAGGTTAGAGCAGGATGAAGTGTCGCCAACGACACCCGTTGAAACAGTGGTTGAGCAGGAGGTTCAAGAGGAAGCCGCACCTGTAGCTGAGGAAGAAGTGACTACCGAAGAGGGACCTATAGATGAGCTCACAGGCATTCCGGAAAGTGAAACTTTTTCAAGCCTTGATGAACAAGTCACCGAGGAAGCTGTACCGGCTGTTCAAAAAAGTTTTTCAGAAAAATTTAATAACAAATTAAGTGAAATAGAAAACGCAGACGGAAAATTAGTAGCCTTAAATAACAGGACAGCAACTCGAAAAAGAATCGTGAAACGAGGCGTAGGGCGTTTTGCCTCAAGTGAAACTGTTTATGATGTGTTTATATACCCCGAAGGCACAAGTTTAGAAGACATCACTACTTTGGGAAAGGTAAGAAAACAAAGCATAAAAAGCTATACTAATTACGAACAATACAAAAGAGCATTAAATAGACAGTTAAAAAAAGAGACAAGCGTATTTAACGATACGAATTCGGACCTTGATTTTAGAACTAAAGATGAAGCAAAGGTTCAGAGAGAGAAGGACTTTAAGGAAGCTGTTGAAGATAAGACAGGAAACATTGATTTAGATTATATTAGTGCAACAGGAAGGCTTAAGGAGGAAGAAGAAGAGTTTATTGAAAAAGCCGATAATGTATTTGAGGTACTTGATAAAATGAATGAGCTGCCATCGGGCAATACATCTACAAACTTAGATGAGACAACAGAAGGTGTAAGCATAGATGTTGCAGAGTTAAATGAAAGAACGTCAAGAAAGCTTCCAACTATTTCATCCTTAAAAATTATAGATGGTATACCTACAATCTTCACGATATCAGACCAACTAAGAACAGGAGATATTGTTAATCCGTTTACAGGAAATGTAATATTTAATCTTCGAGGTGGCTTAGGTTTCACGGGTACAGAGGGAAATGAGAATGCTGCGTGGGCTAACACTACAGAAAAAGAGGCTGAAGACCTGTACAATAAAGCTGTAAAAGCATACGAAGAGAATCAAGAGGTCTTTGAAAAATGGTGGAAAGAGAACCCCGAATTTTCGGGGCACATACCTATGTCTGTTGTCAAGATGGGCGAGGGCTCAATGCTTTCTAACGAAGCTGCGTTCCGCGTACTACAAGACAACCTTACAAAGATTCCAAAGAAGAACAAAGTGAAAGCTTTGAAGGAATTAAAGAAATCTATCAACGATAAGATTGCATCAAGACAAGCTACAATAAAATCGGGTGTAAGTGCAAAGACAGGAAAACCTCTCACGGATACCACGATAAAAAATTACAAGAAAGAAATAACAGGGCATAGAGAAACTTTAAAAACTCTTAACTCAGTTAAGCCAAAAAGCATAGATGATGTTATCACTAATGAGTTTATAAATACAATATCACTTCCTGCAAGAAGGGTGTTGTTGGAGCAGTTAACATTTGGTGGACCAAACAGAGCAGGTCAAACGCCAAAAAAAATGACAGCAGGAAGCAAGGCAGTACCTGCTGCGTTGATTGAAGGGATGACTAAAGAAGCTGTAGAGCTTGTGCATCTTGGACCTATTACAGATTTAATTACCGAGCCTCAGTTAAAGAATGTTCCGCAAAGAAATATCATAGCACTACAAGCGGTAGAAATTGGAACGTTTAATGCAGAAACAAACAAGCTAAAGCCCCTACCATTAAGCGAGGCTGTAATAGAAACCAATCACCCTAATTATCCTGTTGGAACAAAAGGAAAAACAATAGGTATACTTGAGAACCCTGTGTCTGTAGTACGTGCATATCCTCAAGCATTTTCAAATGCTATGAAGGGTCTTATTGCTGAAGACAAAAAGGGTAAGGTGATGAGCAAAAAGACATTTGATAAGTTAACTAAAGCAGAGAAAGAAACATCAGCTAAGCCGGGAGAGCTTGAAGAGGCAAGTGTAGGTACAATACTTACGCAAGCTATTGGAGTTCAGAATGGATTACCTAACGCAGAATTTGTTGGAGCATTAGCGCAGGCAAATGTTAGCAGGGCACAAGGTATAATGGCATTTATGAATGAATCTTTCCCGACCACAGTCGTATCCACAGACAAGGAGTCGTTTGATAATATTGTTAGTGCCGAAACTACGCAGACAAAAATGTTAAAAGGACAGGTGCTGTATGGTGTGACAAAAAATGGAGACATCTTTATAAATCCCGATGTTCACAACACAGAGTCTGAATTATTTAACACATCTATCCACGAGTTTGGTCACGTATGGCAAGACTTTTTGGATACTACACCAAAGGGGAAAAAGATATATGCGAGAGGTGTAGAATTAGTTAAGGAAGAGGGTAATGAGTATCAAAAACAATTAAAGAAGTTTAAAGGTAACGAAGCCAAGGCTGCGAAAGAAGCTATGGCTGTTCTTATCGGGAACAAGGGAGAGACTATTGCGGAAGCAGGAATACAATCCAAGTTCAAAGAGTGGTTGCTTGGTATGTGGAAATACATACAGACCACATTTAAAACCTCTGAGAAAATAAAGGTAAGCGAGCTACAAGACATCACTCTTGATGAGTTCTTAGGTATGGCATTGGCGGATATATTCCAAGGGAAGAAGGTTCAGAATGTAAAAAGGAACGAGCTTATTCCAAAGATAGGAATCCCCGAAGCTATGTTTAGAGAGGAGGATTCTTTAAATACAATTATTGTAAAGACAAGAAGAGATGGAAACAGTGACGAAGCAATTAGAATTTACGCTCAGTCACGAGGCTACAACATAAAAGAAATTAACGAAGCATTAGCTGTAGAGTCGGACCTGTTTGGTCAGAAGTTTCCTGTAGCATTCGCCAATGTACCGGGAGGATTTAATGCAGGAGTTCAGTTGTACAACAGAAACAGAAAGAAGATTAATCAATGGTCTCGAAGAAACCCTAACGCCCCTCAAGTAGAGATTGCGGCACAGGCATCTTTGATACTAAACAGAGACCAAACGTTTAAAACTTTTAACGAGACTTTACGCAAAAGCTTGGAGCCTATATTTATAAACAGCTTACAAATCTCTATAAGCGACGAGCTATCTGCAGACATCAAGAAGATGAAGCAGGTGGTAAAGGAAAGAAGAAGAGGAGCCAAGGAGTTAAGTGCGCTAAGGGTTCAGCTAAGTATGTTCATCAGAAAGAATATGCCACAAAGTATGTGGAAAACTCCTATGGTAAACAAGCTGTTAACAAAAGTTGCGGCGGCTAAATACTACAAATCCTTTGAAAGTCTTCCTGTCAAACCCGAAGATGACATTCGATTGGTAATGAACGATGTCATTGGTATCATTACAGAGCAAAGAGTTAACGACTCTATAAAGAAAATCAACAAGCAGTTAGGTATAAAGACCACAGCTATTGAGGGTTCAAGGAGAAAGGGTAAGTTGCTTCCCGAAGCACAAGAAAGAATAGATGCAATCAGAAAGGAGTTGGTATTAGAACCTGTGGCTGCAGAAAAAATTACCAAGCTTGAGATTGAGATTCAACGTATAGGTAAAAAGATTGGAGAAGAAACTGATGACGCTAAGACAGAAAAGCTTAAAGAGAAAGAAGCTGAGGCACAAGAGAAGTTGGATAAATTAAACGTACAGAGTAAAGAAATTGAGGACAAAGTTATAGAGCTTAGAACAGAGTTCAATAAACTTCAAAGTCAAAATGAAATCACCAAGGAGGACCAAGACCGTATGTATGATATAGACGTGGCTATAAAGTACAACGATGCCCTTCTTATGGAGAACACAAACCCTGCGAAAGCAGAAGAGTTCGGTGCGGTGGAGGAGCTTCTTAAGAATATGTTGACGGTAGAACGTCAAGCGTATAACGAAGTTATCAAGCAAGCAAAAGAAAGATACAACAACATAAAGTCTGAGTTCTTTAAAGATGTATCGGGAGTAGACATAAACTTTAATGACACCAAATCTGTCGAGGAAGCTAAAGGAAAAATTGCAAAAAAGCAAAACCTAAAAGATAACTCTAACATAATGGTTAAGTTCATAGGTAAAATATTAAAGCCATTCTCTATCATCAGTAACAGGGTGGAAGACGTAGCAGGATTGACATCTAAGATATCAATAGGTATGGGTGAGATGTTTGGCGGTAAGTCTGCTGAGCTTATAGGAGAAAAGTTTAGCGAGTCAAACTTTGATTACTATCAAGGAAAGAAAGAGCAGTTCGATATCCTAAAAGAAAACGCTGAAAGAATCTTTGGAAAAAACTATCAGAAGATAACGGAAAATAATCAGAAAAGAAACACAGATATTTTTATTGATGTAAAAAAAGTAGCAGAGCTAAAAGAAAAACTAAAGACTACCAAAAGAAAAAAGGATGTAAGAAAAATAAATCAAGAAATAAAATCTCTTACTGTCAGAATGAGTCAGAATGAAATGTACTATATGTACAATCAGTACAAAGACATAGGCAATCATCCGGGCATTATAAATAAGCGGGGATGGGGTAAGAATACAGGAGACATTATGGCTCAGATAAACAACAATCTAAAACCCGAAGTTGTGAAGTGGGCTGATTGGCAAGTCAATGAATTTTTCCCTGCGGCATATGAAAGGTACAACGAAATATACAAGACGATATACCGTACCAATATGGGCTCTTACAAAAACTATGCAGGTAGTATAGTAAGGGAGGGCTCAGACCAAGATGCTGATATGATGAATATGGATTCAAATTCTTTCAGCACGCAGATGGGAACCAACTCAATGAAGATTAGAATTCAAAACAAGAAAGCTATTCTTACGCTGAGCGGAGACAACGCACTGCAGAGATACATAGATGAGATGGAATACTTTAGGGCTTATGCAGAGAATGTTAGAGACATAACCAAGATGTATAACAACGAAGAGGTCAGAGCTGCTATTGTAGCTACATCTTCAGAAGACACATACAATGTATTGAAGAATCAGATTGACAAGGTTATAAACAGAAACAAAGCAAGGCTTGGTTCTGAGCACGCTGTGTTTAGTGTAACCACAAGTATGTTTGCATTAAGTAAGTTAGGATTTAGTCCTGTGATTATGCTTAAACAAATGACATCTGCCTTGGCGTTCGCCGATTATATAGGCTATAAAAATTGGAACAGATACGCTGTAAAAGAGTTGAAGAATGGTGTCGGAGTTTGGAATAAAACTTGGCAGGAAATGTACGACGCTTCAGCACAGCTTCAAGACAGGTACAATAGAAATGATTTTGTTGAGGTGTTGGAAAGCTACACCCCTGCAAGAGCTGACGAGGTATTAGGTACATCCAAGTTTGATAAAAGCTACAACAAGGTGATGAATTTTATGATGTATTTGGTTAAGACAGGTGATAAGGGTGGAGTTATGGGCTCGATACCTGTCTACTCTTATTACAAGGACCAATTCAAAAAGAAAAATCCTAAAGCTACCAACGAACAGGTTGTAAATTTTGCTATAAGAAAAACGATACCTCAGATTATGAGCACGCAACAGTCTAAAGATGTTGCTAATAAAGATGAATTCTCTACATCAAGCGCACTTATGAGAACGTTTAGTTTGTTTACGTCTTCGGCAAGAGCTTTGCTGAGAAAAGAAACGTATGCACTCAGAGAGTTGTACAGAAAAATGTACAAGCTTGCAGTTACGGGAGACCTTCAAGCCGCAAAGCAAGAAGGGAAAGGAAGCGTGAAAGATAATCTTAGAACATTTATGAGTTATCACTTTGCTATTCCAATGTTATTCCAATGGGTTGGTTTGGGTCTCCCCGGATTGGCTCAAGATTGGGACGAGGATGACACCGAGCAGATGGGTTGGGCAGCTTTATTAGGTAATATAAACTCCGTGTTTGTTTTGGGTGACCTTGTGTACAGTGCATCACAGCTTGCTCAAGGGAAGCCTTGGGGTGCGAGGCTTAGGAACCTTCCATTCTTTTCTCAGATGGAATCTTTGGGCGAAAACTACTTGAAGTATCAGCAGTCAACTAAAGCCGAAACCAAGGCAAAATATCAGCAAAAAATGCGTACAGATGTTATGGAGTTGTTCGGTATTCCTGCAAGAAATATGTCTAAAGGGTGGAGCAATCTTCAGAAACTTTCAACAGGAGAGTACGATGATATAGGAGAGTTAGTTTTACGCTTACTTAACTACAGCGACTATCAGATAGAAGGTCAGAAAGAGACAAAGAAAAAGAAGACAAAGAAAAAGAAAAAATCAAGTGGAGACTTAGGAAGTTTATAGATATGCCATTTAAAAAGATAGGGAAGAACAAGAATCAAAGCCCAAGTGGAAGAGTGTTTACAGATAAGCAGGTGGCTTTGTACTACGCAACAGATGGGTTTGAAAATATGGCTAAGAAACCTAAAAACTTAAGACCTTCAAAAAGAAAGTATACTTAGTGTCCTCAACGACACTTCCCATTTAGGGGAAGTTTTTTCCCATTTAGGGGAAGTTCTAATAATACTTTGCGTACTTGAATGTTTTTTGCTTAGGATAGTATAGCATAAGCTCCTCGTCGGAGTACGAATCTTTACGTGGCTTACGACCTCCCCATCTTGCCTCACCCACAATCTCGTTTACCTTACCGTATATGATACCGTCTTCACACGCCCATATAATCACAGGGTTAAGCCTCTTAGCGCACAGCTTGGTTACTTTTGTTGCGGATATGGGAAGGGGATAAGCATCAGACATTTCTCTCAGTCTACCTTTTACTTCGACGTAAGCTATAAGGTTTCCTTTATCATTATATACCCTGTAGTCTACATCAAATGGGTCAAGCTTCTTGAACGAACCACTGAATCTTTCAACAAATTTTGTTATGGCTTTTAGTTCTCTGTCCCTGTCCTTCTCTGTTTCAAAACGTGGGCTCATTCTTCTTCGGGTATGTATACATATAGAGGAAACCCATCTCCACCTGCACCGGCAATGTTGTAATCAAAATGTTCTATAGCATCCACCTCGCTTAACCCCTCGTTTACTATTAGCTTATTAATAATTTTATTGGAGTCCATTATGAGCACGTCGCTCGCATACTGAAGACCAACTACACAATCTTCATACCCTGTGGGGTATAGGAATGTTCCATCCGGAAAGTCTTCCATTATCTGTTCTAAAACTGTTTTTGATTCTGACATATATTTAATTTAATTTATCGTGTTCTTCTGCGTGACACCGAGCGCATAGCACCCTGCATTTATTTATCTCTTGTACAATTCTTTTTCGAGAATATCCTGTATTTATTCCATCTCCTATACTAAACTCCTTATCGTCATTGTGATGATGAAACTGTATTGCGTGAGGGCTAAACTCTTCGTGCGTTAGCTTAGAGTATCCACACTTCTCACAGTTTAAGTTCTTCTTTAGATTATTGTACCATTCTTTCTTTCTCTTTTTGTAATCTTTCTTTACCTTCCTGTAACAATCAACACAGGTTCTTCTTAAATGCTTCTTTCCGTTCTTTACTCCTGCGCTCCAATAATCTTTTAATGGCTTGCTTTTATTACAACGAATACAAGTCTTACACTCCATCTCCTAACGACTGTCTCAAGTCTTTTAGTTTAAGTAAAGTTTCATCTACCTCCTTAACACATTGTGATATCTCTCTGTCTACAAGGTGCTCATATATGCTATCCATATGGTCGTGAAGCTGTCCCATAACGTGATTGATATGGGTAAGTCTTTCAGCATCAAGAGGAGAAATAGACATCTCCTATGCGTGGTTTTTATATTCCATTTGCAATGGTGTTAAGCTTACGTTTGAATTCGTCAACATTATTTTTATGTACTCTATCCTTTATTACTCTAATCAAAGGAGCATACTCTCCAAACTCCTTGAGTTCCGAATGTAAAGATTTTATTTGTTTTTTCAAAGCATCGTTCTCAATTTTTAAAGTAACCATTCTATTCCTTAGTATATCCTCGTGTGTTATTTTAGTAACCTCAATCGGGTTGTTCACGTCCTTAATCTGTTCGTTGAAATCTTGTCGACACTTGTCATACTTCTCTCTAAGAAACGAATCGTGCTGTAAATATATTGGCATCATCCTTAAGCTGTGTATAATGCTCGCGTGGTGCATGCCGAGTACCGCCGCGATATCAGTCTTGGTATATTTAAAGTCAAATAATATTTTAAAGAATACGCACCTCGCATCTATCACCTGTTGCTTACGACTTTTTTTATTTATGTCTACATTAAATATAGAATTCACAATGCTAATCAGCAGGCTCTCTACTTTCGGATTTCTTTTCATCTTTATTAAATTTTAGTGTTTGATTTTCATTCATATAATCTAAGAAGGTATCCACATCTACCTCCTCTACTCCAAGGAATAAGCATAGCTCTTCCTCTTGGTTTAAATATTCAAGCTTAAAGAAGAACGGTTCCTTAAGAGCGTGAGATACGCCTGCAACATACTGAGTCCAACCATTTTTTACAGGCAGCTCATCTACCTGTTCTGTAATCTGAGACGCAATATCAAACGCATAGTCCATTGGTATCTCTCTTATTTGTTCGATGAACCAATCGTCAATGTCGTACTGAATATTACCCACCTTTGTATATCTCTGTTCTACCATAATCCTTTAGCTCTTTTAGTCTGTACTCCTGCAATTTGGACAGTTTACCTCCCGGTTTTTTTACCTCGCTGAATATAACATCAGAGTCGGGAGGGATAGCAATAAGGTCGGGGATTCCGTTCTTGTTTGTCTTGATTAGCTTGATAACATAATAGCCCTGCTCCTCAAGTTCCTTTATCCTTTTTGCCTGTATCTGCTGTTCCGTCACCTATCAAAGATAACAAATCTCTTTTGAAGTGACGAATCGTGTAGTCCTTCTTTTTAGAAACAGCTTGGTATATCTCTCGCTCTATACCGCCTTCTGAGAATACCCAATACACATCACTCTTAAGTCTTTCCTTGGTAGTCATACGGTCTCTGCTCTGCCAATATGAGGTAGCACTGAAGTCTATGTTGTAGTATACAAGAGCGTCAGCCTTGCGTAGAGATATCCCCTCTCGTCCCGATACAATTTGTAAAGCAATAGACTTGTCAGTGTCGTTGAAGACACTCAAGTCTGTAGTCAGATAGTCTGTCCCGTACACACCCATCAAGACTTTTAGTTCCTGCTTAAACTTGTAGAAAATTCCTATCTTCTTTCCCTTGAACCTGTCTCTGATATACTCTGCCTTGCTGTCATCCAATGTCATAGTCTTACCACTCTCAAACTTTACAGTCCCGGAATATATCTGATGCAGCTTTGACATCAGCTTAACGGGAGTGTCTGCAAGTATCACCTCATCCTTACCCTCGACCACAAGATTCTTCTGTAGTTTCTTTGCGAGGCTGTGAATCACCGGCTTCATCTTCACTGAAAGAATATGCTCTTTCGTTTCCACTTTGAAACCTGCCTCAGATTGCGTGTAATTTATTGTGTAAGGGCTCATCTCCTGCACTATGGTATCATACCCCTTCGAGTAATCCTTAATCGTCATAGAGTTGATTCTTCTTTCGGTGACGTTCACGTAGTCATCACAGAACCTGTAGAAGTTCTTGTATTGACTGAACGGATTTGTTGGTATCCCATACACTTGGTGGTACATCTGAGAGTATGACTCCGGTGTTGGTGTACCCGACAGTAGTATGACTTTGCTCCTGTTCTTGCGTATCAATTCTTTGACAGCCTTGGCTCTGTTGCTCGGCTTTGGGAATGCACCCATTGAATGCGCCTCGTCACACACAATTACATCCCATTTCAAATCGGGAATCTTATGTATAGATTCGTAGTTGATTGTGAACAGGGCAAAATTAGTAGGGCACATCTTGGTGTAGTCATCACTGATAGAGCCTATTGCTTTCTTTTTGGTGAGGAACAATACGTTATCAACATTAAGCTGTTGACAAATTCCTAAACTCGTGAGTGTCTTACCTGTCCTCACCTCCATCGCAAGGTATACAAACCCACTCTTGTTTACTATCTCAGTTCCTTCTTCTATTATTTCTTTTTGGTATTCTCTAAGTTCTATCACGTCTGTCTTTTTGTAGTGTTCTAAACTGTTTTTAATTCTCTGCTTGACCTCATTGGGAAACTTGTGAACAGGCGCGTCAACCATAACCGCTGACTTGCCTCGTCCTCTTTTTACCTGCTGAGTTTTAGATACAACCCTGTCGAGAATGTTGCAGTATTTCAGCATCATCTCATTGCTGTACGAAGGTCTTCTCTTTATGATATCGTTCATACTTTTCTGTATATTCTAAACTTATATCTAAAAAAATTTAGTTTAAATATTCTTTTCCACATCTTCTTTGTTTTGGTTTAGTTCTTTTACAATTGAATCAACACCCTCAATGAGGTCTACCTTCCTGCTCTTGATAAGCATTACCATTTCATTGATTGCCTCTCTGTCTCCAATGACATAGCCGAGCTTTAGTAGAAGCTGTATAGCTTCCTGCTCCTTCTTCTTTAGTTCTCTGTAGTGTGCAAAAATTTGATTATCTATACTCATTTTATTTTGGTTTTTAGTTGTTTACATTTCTTTGATTATTTAATTCTTCCGGTCTCTTCATTCTCATCCATCTTCCCGATGCATCTCTGCCCTCCTGTGGAGAAGAGCCTGTAGCATACACTGCATAGGCAACCAACCATTTGTTGAATCTTATACGGCTGATTGTCATACGACTCTTAGGTCCGTAGTCGGGATACTCCTGTATGAAATCGTAATAGCACTCCTGCATTATAACTCTCTCATCAACCACCAAGTTCTCATTTGGCTGCGCTCCGTTTATCAGTCCACACCATTCTATAAAGTCATGGCTCGTCTCTGCTGAAAGCTGTCGCACCTTTAGGTTTACAAACTGACTCTCAAGCAATCCTGTTGACAAGTAAGACTGAAGACATCCAACCATATAGTTGTCAAACTCACACCATTCTGCATCGTTCCAATCACCGAACATCAGCTTGCCGAATTCATCTAACGGTGTGAAGTTCTTGGTGTAGTATTGATGAAGTTCGAGCTCCCACTTTCTACGTGCAAAACTATTCCCTGCTCCCTTGATTGCGTAGTTGGTAGTTATTGCAATCTTAGGCGACTTACTGAATGGTATCTTGATAGCATCCTTGTTCTTCTTCTCTAATGTCAGCCCCTCTGTAACAACGCTGAACAATCTCTCGAAGTCAAAGTGTTTCTTGACATCATCGAACACAAGTATCTGCGTGTCTGCACTCACGAGTTGGTATGCAAAGGAACGCTCGAATGCAAATGACTTTCCGTCAATGGTCACCACCTTCTTCATCTTGGATAGCGCATTCATAAACAACCCCTTGCCTGTACCACCCTCCGGATTATCTGATATCACCTCATCATTAAGGATGATTGCAGGACAGTAAGACAGGTTCTTGTATCCGTGCATCATAAATCCTATCGTGGATTCCATTGATGCTATCCTGCTCTCATTGTTCTTGCATATGTTACTGATAAACTTTCTATAGCTGAAGTCTTCAGTTGTACCACACACGGAAAAGTTTCTGTCTATCACGTGGTCTTTCCAAACGTACCCACCCAAGTCTAAGTAGTCAAGAGTTGTAATCTCATTCTTAGTAATCTTAACAGCGCAGTTCCTGTAGTACAGGTACGAAGAGTTCTTCGTATCCTCAATGAAGTAGATATCAATCGTTGATAACAGGGTAAGAAACTCCTCTCTAAAGAACCTTGTTTGGTCTGCGAAGTAGTTGTATATAGCTATGTCGTCAAGCTCTATCAGATAGTTTAATATGAAGTCCTTGATACTCTTCTCGTCTGTGTGGTCGATGAGGTTATTAGTAACCTTTACGAACACATAGTTCTTCCCTCCCTCCGGGCAATACTTATAGAACCCGTTGTCCTCTAAGAATTGTTTGAATAGGATGTGAGTAATCTTGATAACACCCTTGTCGCTCTTGGACCAAAACTGTTGTTCTTTATTCTCCTCATCTACCCTCTGTAATACTGAGTCTATTGTCTCGGAATCCAAGTCCGACTCGGCTAACTGACTCCGGATTTCTTTTTTTGATGAACCCCTCCTTAACTTTACTTTAATTGAAGTTAATCTGTCCTCATCCTCGTAGTATTTAGTTCCGAAGTTCTGAGTGTTTGAGTATGCTGATTCAATGGTTCTTATTATCTCACGCTCAGTGAAGTCTGAGGATATGTATTTGTTTAGTACATACTTAGCAAGACTCCTGTTGATACCGAAGTCATTGAACGCAGCGGCGAGCACATAGCAGTTGTGGTTTCTCTGTCCCTCTGACATCGGGTATTTCTTTTCCCACCATCTCTGCAGTATGTCAACAATTTTATTCTCGTCCGTGATTGGTATCGTTGGAGCATCCCTGTATGTGTTCTTCTCTTGATACTCTCTCTCGTCAATCTTGTCCCATACCGATGAGTTCTCATTCAAGTAGATGAGTGCATCGTAAGACTCGTAGCACACACGAGATAGATTCTTGCACGTGATATCGAAGTGAGGATTGTCGAAGTGATTCTTAAGTGAGTTGAAATAGTTCACGTGGTTGTCGGTGTCCTGTGGTATCTTTACAAGAACCTTTAGTCCTCTTCCGGACGGAGATATAAAAACCGAGTAAACAAATTTGTCTCTCGTCATCTGCTCCTTGTCCTGTAGCATATCCTTTTTCTTTTCGTATCCGTCGAAGTCCAAGCATATCAGTCCGCTGTGTTCCTGTATTGAAGAGTCGCTTCTCTTGGTGAAGATACCGCTGAAACAAATGGCGGGCAGTTGCTTCTTTAGCTCGTTACGCTCTGCCTTTTTTGTCTCAAGTCTTATCTTTTTTACGAGCTCCTTGTTTGCTCCATCCTTTATCCTTTCAAGGATAGCGGAGATAGGTCTGTGAAACGGTGTGTCCGTTTCTTTAATGTTTCTGAAGATAGTTATTCTGTAATCTGTCATCTTTGTTAGTGTTAGTGTTGAGTTGATGTTGACTTTATGTTAAGTTTCTCTCTGATTATCAGTGAGTTGTATACTATGTTAACTTTTTTCTCTTGTATTAAGGATAATAATAATAAAAGAAAAGAAATAATAAAAGATATACAGAGAAAAACTTGACATCTTATAAGGGAAAAAAAGAGTGTCGCTGACGACACTCCCTTTCTAACCAATAAGCTGACCAATTTAAAACGGTAGGTCATCCGCCGGTAAATCTTTTACAGCGGGTTCGGGATTGTTAGTAACTCGTGGTTCCTGTTTCTTTGGTTCCCACGTATCCAAATCACAATAGAAGTTTCCTCCTTTTGATTGCTTGATGTTGATACTCACCCAACCATCTTTGTTGGTGTGTGCTTTCAGCCAAGCTACAGCATCCTCAGTCTTCACGCTTAGTCTTCCTAAGACAAAGTGATTGGGTTCTGTTGGAGCCAATGGTATCAAGGCTGTGTTTTGTTCTTGTCTCTTAAAGACAAATCCGTCTGCAAAAATTTTTTCTTCTGCCATATTATAGTATTTGATTCCGATGATTAAAAAATAAACCCACACACAATACATCGGATACACTGCGCGTGAGTTGTAAAATTATATCTCGTCCTTGACGTAGTAATTATTTATGTCAAGAATTTTTTCTTCAGAAAAGAATTTTTGGTACACACCTATTGCTCTGTGCATCTTGTCCTGTCCCCTCTGATAGAAGTCATCGTTACCTGTGAACATTCCCATTCTACCTGTCTGCTTCTCAATGACTAAGAACATCATCGGTTTTCCGAATAGTCTTTGGTATATGAATGCTTGACTATCGTAGTTGTACTTGCGTGCGTTCCACTTGAAGTCATCTAAATTTGACGTGGTCTTTAGGTCTATGACATAATCTTTTCCAACGATGTCTGCCTTACCCTTCCACTGAGTAACTGAATGGTTGTCATCAATCACCGAGGAGTACGTCATAATATTAGGGACCTCAAAGATGTTTCCCTTTGCGTGTATGAGTTCGAAGAAATCAAGGTTGCCTGTCATTCTTGATACAAGGTTCTCAATGTGGTCCGCTTCTTTCTTCAGTAGCAGAACCTCAAGGTTCATATCAAGACAGGCTTCTTTGTAACCCTTTGTATTCCTGCTTGCGAAGTCCACAGTGTGTATCTCCTTAGCCTTCTCCGGTTCAAGAATCAGTTGATGAAAGTATCTACCCTCTGCAAAGTTCTTATTGTCGGGACGTGAAAACCCAAACTCTTCGGGGCTCTTTAGCAGTGTTCCTATGTCTGAGTTGGATAGGTACTGCTTACCTACCCCTCCGTAATACTCTTGGTCATCACGGAGTAGTTCTATTACGTCGCTCATTATCCTGTAATATTTTTGATTTCCTTGAGCTGAGCCTCAGTCAGTGTGTACTTAGCCTCAATGTTTGCTACGAGCTGATTGAAGCCCATCTTCTTGTTTGCTGTAACATACAGCACGAAGTCATCCCATTTACCCTTTGGTATACCGGGCATCTTCGGTGTCGCTGACGACACTTTCTCTGACTTAGCAGGTGCTTTCTTTACAGGAGCTTTCTTAGGTTGCTCCTTCTCTACTGATGGAAGGTCCTCTCCTGCATACACATACAGCCCAAGTCCGTGACGAGCAAGAGCCTTGGTTAAGCTACGTTGTATAGCTTTGTTAACATCAGTAGACTTAATCTTTACAAGCTCTATTGAGTTGTTTCTGAAGTCCATTACAGGTAGGTACTCGATATGCTCGATGCCCTCGATAGACACTCCTGTCTTTACCCAAGCTGAGTTGTGGTCTCTGTGATAGAACACACCTTCTGCATTCTCATAGATTGTATACGTCGCTTCCGGATAGTGTTCCTTTGCTGTTGCCCAAGCCCAAGCCCAAGACAAATACGTTAGTCCATTCTTTGTTTCTGTACGTCCGTTGACGTTGATTGCGTTCAGTGTCTCGAACACTGATTTCTTTTTAGCGTTTGCCATTTTACTTTATTTTATTTAGTTTAACCATTAATTCTGCGTACTTATTTAGCACGCTCTCTCTTTGAGTTTTGTAAGACTGAATCTGTTTTGGATTTCGTTTTCCGTTCACCTCATTCCTAATCATCTTCTCTATCCTGTCAAGCCTGTCTCTGTAGTTGTCCAATGAAACCTCATAGCAACCTTGTCTCCAACCGTTATTCAAGAATACATCTATGTTTTCTATCCTCTTGTAGTAGTCTCCACCCTTGCCTGTATTGTATACTTCTATCTCTCCTGTTGCATCATCGCGAACAATCCTGCATCCATATACTATACGTGCTTGGTATCCTCCTCCGTCAAGGTTAGATGCGAATGTATCTTTCTTCGCCTGCTCCCATATTTCTTGTAGAGTATACATTACTTCAGCTTTTCTATTAGTTCAACATAGTCTTGGTCGGTGTTAATCTTGGTTAGTATTTTATTTATACCATAGTTTATGGTAGAATGCGGTGGTGCGTAACCGTTGCGAGACATATAGTCTATTATGTATGAGCTACGCATCGGGCGTATGTGACATAGATAGTAGATTAGTTGCCGGGCATCTACAACACTGCGCTTCTTGGTGTTGGTAAAGATGTCCTCTTTTGGAACATCAAGCTTGTTACATACATCCGTAACATACTTATTGAATATCTTTTCTTTCAGCATATTAGTTCAGTTTATTTGTTTTAAAATATTCCCACAAGTCTTCTTCGGCATTTTTAATATTAGTATACCTAACCTCCTTGTCGCCTATGTGTGCAATCCAATCTCCATTGTGTAAAGACTGAAGGAAGTTGTCTCCTATGTACGTCATAACCGTTTGACATTCTGAGTGAATCTTTCCTGTGTAAGACTTAACGAAGTCAGACACTGACATCAAAACCGAAGAGTCAAAAAAGATAAGCTTAGAAATAGGCTCATCCTTTTCCATATAGCTTTGCAGTCTTTGAATCAAACCCTTGTGCGGGTTCTTCCTCATTTTTTCTATGAGGATTTGTTTTTCATAAATTGATTTCATTTTATTTGATTTTAGTTTAAAAATTTTCGGTAGTCTTTTTCATCTAAGCATATGACATCACCAACGATATCGAAACCTGCAATGTCTGAAGCCTTCTTGTTCTTCTTCAGACCTTTTATAAGTCCCTCTTCGTTTACGATTAGCACCTTGCCCTTGCGTGTGGCGACCACCTCTATGTATCCACCTACCGCGTCTTGTTTTTCTTTTAGTGTGTCTGCTGTAAAATTGTCAGTGACATCACCATTTATTTTGATTAGTTGTATCATTGAATTGTGTTTGAATAAAACAAATATAAGAAAAGAATTGTACAATTCCTAATCTTTTTTGTAATAAATTTATAGTGTCCTTGACGACACTATTTATTCTTTGCCTGTAGTATTTTTATGTACAGCCCATAGTCAAAACTATCCCAATGCTCTATCCAATCTGCTATGTTAGTTGCGTTACCCATCTCTATTGGTTTTTAATTGTTAGTGATTCTTCTTCGTCTTCCTCATAGTAAGATTCTATGTTGTCCTCTTCTAAGATTTCCATCTCATCAGTCTTCCAACCTGTTACTATGCACTCCCTTATCGAAACATATTGTGGCTTGTCCTCTTTGGATTCGTTGTAGTGTTTCATTGCCTCTGATTTGTTTGGGTAATAACTTGGATAGTCTCTGCCGTTCCAATCACTTTCCCATACTGAATATATCTTTGTTGTACTCATCTCTATTGGTTTTCGTCTGTTAAAAAATCGTTGTACTCAAACTTACCTGTCTTTATGTATTGGTAAATCTCTTCTTTGTACACGTGCTCATACTTGAACAGCGTGTCCGGGGTATCAATAGTCAACGTGTAAAGTTTTCTTCCGTCGTTGGTCTGTTCTCCCATTCTTTCGACCTGTCCTTTCATCAACAGGCATATAAAAATAATTGTCCTAAACATTTGATTTGATTTGTGAACGAGTGTCGCTGACGACACCCGTTCTGATTTGTAATATTAAAGTGTATCTTTTTTATCAGTACCGAAGTCCCATTTGATAGTAGTCCCCGGTGTACGTGTCAGCTCTGACGTGTCAGTGAATGGCGTGCCTTCTAACGTGGGCATTTTCTTAAACGTATGCGTGCTTTTATCTATAAGATATGTTTTTATATCTACAACGTCAACGGGAATATCAATCGTCTCGGTGTGTGTTCGAGTGTATGTTTCTACAAACGATACCGTAACTTGTTTTGTTTCGGGAAGGACGAAGTCAGACATAAACTGCTTGACCTTCTCGTCCATTGACAGCCCGTGGTATGTCTTGTAGTTGAATCGTGACGGCAGGCTTCTGAAGTTGCCCGAATAAACTTTCGCAAACATCTTCGTGGTCTCTGCTGTCCATTCAAACTCTGCCGTAACAACCACATCAGAAGTTTCTGCTGTCTTCTTTTCTACCTTCTCTCTCTTACTAATGCTTTGCATCACATACGCATTCGCGTCATCAAGAAGTAGTCGGATGTGGAGCGGGCTGATGTTGGATAGGTCAATGAATTTTAACCTGCCCGATGCCCTTCCCTTTTGGTTTGGACTTTGTATTCCCGGCAAAGCCTTGCACCATTTTCTTTCTAAAGCAAATCGTTCGAGCCCGTTGCGAACCCCAATCTCTTTTGCTAATTTTGCCATCTCAGTTCTCGTGAGTGTTCTGCTTGATAGTTCATTGAAGAACCTTACTGCTCTGTCGAGCGCACCTGTTTTTTTCTGTGCCATTGTATTAAAGTTTTATAAAGTTTCCGTTTCATCGTTTTCGAATCATCAGCCGGGATGCACATCCCGATACGGAAGGAGTGTCGCTGACGACACTCCCCGTTTGAGTCAGACTAAAACTTACTAAAATCTGACTACGTGTACCATTCTCCACAGGTCTCGCAGTAGTAGTTGCCCCAACCGTCGAACGCAAAGTTGTTCGTGTTACACTTTGAGTCACTGCATTCCTTGAGCGCATTGAACCCTGTGCCTGTGTCGTCTAAGTTGCAGTCGTCGAACAGGTCTGCAATCTTTGTGACCGCAGGCTTTGTTACAGGAGTCCTGTACGTTTTGGTATTGTCAAACGAATACCCCTTGTAAGGTTTATACTCTTGCTTGTATGTCTTTAATAATCGGTTATGAGGCTTTAGCTTCACCGTTGGATTGAAGTACAACCAACATACAATCTCTTTACCCTTGACCATTACCGTAATCTGCTCACGCTTGTACCACCTCGGATGTCCCTCAAGCATATCAATGTCTGCAAAGGTTTGGTCTGCAACCTTGAACACATCAACCTCAATGTGATGTCCGATGCCGGGCTTGTTAACCACATACGGAAGTCCTTCTTCAATAAGAGGATACTTGTTCTTAGTTGTACCACCACCGACATACTTAGAGCCTCTAAGGTAATGGTAGTAGTTGCTGTACCCTTTCTTGAGTGTACCGTACACTGCGATAACGTTTGTCTCCAAGACGTTTGCCTTTGAGAACCATACGCCGTCGTGATACGTGAACAATTCCCTGTTGTAGATTTGGAACGAACGAGTGCGAGTGTTGATTGATACGAACCTGCAGTAGTTAGGCGCGTTTACATCCTTTACTTTCAGATGCTCTTTCCATTCCTCTCTTGGTATAGTACCAAGCTCGTTAGCCAATGCCTGCGAGTCAGTCATCTTCTTGTTACCGTAACCTGCAACCGTTCCGTTCATCATCAGAAGTTCATCCGTCTGCGCTCCACATACAAATGGGTGCGTGTTCTCTTTGGATATCTTTCCAACCGTAGCGTATCTGAAGTGCGCTATGAATGGTCGGTGCTTGTTCTCATCTGATGTCAGTACACCGTACTCCTTAGACTCGTGACGTGTTAACTCGAACGTGTCGAGCCATACGATACCGAGACCGTGAGGATTCTTTCTTGCGCTTGTTTTAGCCACCTCACGCGATAGTGGTTTGTCTTTTTGTTTTACGATAATTACACACATAATTATTTAGTTTTGTGGGCAGTGTCGTTGGCGACACCGAACCCTGTTTGTAAGCGGTGCTTGTGTAGGTGACCGCTTGTCTACCTTTGTTTATCTTTTAAGTCAGACTCTCTATCCCACAGCTCTCTCGTTGTCATCTGCTGAACCTGTCTGCATTGAGTCAACCAATGCTGAACCTGTTCCATTGTAGCAGTTCTGATTTCGTTCACGTGCTGTACGTCTTTCAAGTCTTTCATCTTACTTCAGTTTAGTTATTTCGTTTACCTTTTGGATTGCATCTCTCTTGGAGATTGCAGATATGATTCCATTACCCCATCTATCCTTGTATCCTTCTTTGAGTCCGATGAGTATAGAAGCCCTGTCTCTTGCAGGCAATTCGTAATCTACATCTCGGTCATCTAAATAAGTGACAGCCTCGTGATTAGTAATGTCTCTGAATGCTCTTACCTTTTTCATAGTGTTTGTTTTTAAAATCCAATTATACTCGTGTACTTAAAACCTCTTTTGCTTTCAACCTCTTCCCTTATAGGAGCTTGAATATGATGGGTTTTAGATATCCAATATTCATACCTGTTACGGTCTTCTATTACGACCACCTTCTTAATCGTGTGCTCTTTAGTACCCTTGAGACCACCATAGTTGAATGTGATTTTGTCTCCTACTTTTTTTACCTCGTTTACTTTGGTCATAGTGTTTTTGTTAATGATTAATACAAGTATACGAAATAAATACGACACTACCAAATCTGAATGCTAATTTAGAATCATTCTAAATAAGGAGTGTCGCTGACGACACTGCCTGCATTAGTACCACACCTCATCCAAGTCGCAGTCTTCCTGCTTACATACTTTGTCTATATACGCGCGCATATGTTTCTTATCATTGAATGTCTTGGTCACGTACTTGTCTGTTCCGTTCGGCATTCTGAATTTCATCTGCGCCTGTATGGGATTGGTCTCCTGTTCTTTCTTTGTCATTAAGCTTTTCATATACTTTAGCGTGTCGTAAGCCGATGCCATCTTTTGTTTCAACATTGTTTCGTTGTCGTTAGTGAAATAGTATAGTTCGTTCAGTACATTCATTGCCTTGTTGAGGCTCTCTATTTTCTCTTTATTAGTTGTCATTACTTTAGTTTTTTTATTGTTAGTTCTTTTCTCTGCAGTGTAGGATGTTCCTGCCGGAGAATTGTAAACGCCTTGTCTATGGCTTCCCACTTGGAGTGAGCGGAGAGGGATATCCCTCTCCAATCTCCCAACCTGCGCGTGCAGGTTATGTGGTAGTAGAACCATTTCTCTACCACGTGCCCAAGATTACTTGAGCAATCGTGAACCCGCCGAATCCTACAGCGACAGGTGTAATTGCGATGAGCATTAGCTCAATCTTTGTTAATGTTTTCATAGTGTTTGAATTTATGAAAGTTAGTAAATCCGTTTCATCCTTTTGGAATCATCAGTCAACGCACACACGTTGATACGGGGCAGTGTCGCTGACGACACTGCATTCCTGTTACGACCACACCCAAGCCTGTCCGCTCTGAGGATTGTTTACCAACAGGTCCTCGTTCAGATGCTTCTTGAATCTATTTGATTTGTTAAGCTGTCTATAGCTGAAGTTGTTGTAATATTTTACGTTGTTAGAGAATACCCTTAGCGCAGTTGTACCGTTCGGCATTTCATACTCTAACAACATTGTGTTCGTCTCCTCACACGCCGATACTATCGTGTAATCTCTCTGCCCTTGATTAGCATACAGCGTACCTGTACATCCTATCATTTGGAGTACACGAGGAAGCATTGATTGTTGCTTGTCTCTAATCATACGTTCAACAGCCCTAACGAATCTTAAACTCGTTGTGCTCTTGGTATATGTTATCTCTCCGAACGTCTTATCAAACGTCTCCGTCTCCCTGTACAGGTGTTTACGAAAAGCCTGCAGGTCTCTGACCGTCGCTGTGTAGTTCTCATTAATCGTTACGTACATTATGTTATTTTCAGTTTTCATATCTATTGGTTTTTATTTTGGTTTCTACTCTCTAATGATGCTTGGTAAATGCACATCCACATAACCAAGGATGTCATACCTGCAATGATAAACAAACCATTGCACTCAAGGTGAATCGCCTGCTCTATTGACAGGATTGAAAACATTCCGCACACCACCGCGAACATACATAGTAAATCAAATTTTAAGTTTTTCATCTTATAAGTTTTATTAAATTTCCGTTTCATCGTTTCCGAATCTTCAGTGCAGGTACACACCTGCATACGGGCAGTGTCGCTGACGACACTGCATTCCTGTTAGGAATTGTATGTCAAGATTCCTGCATCATCAAAGCAAGTATCCTGCAGGTCGCTGTCATCTCCCTTGAGAGATATTATGGTCTTGATTGTGCTGTTGATTTCCTGCTGTGTCATATCAATATCTTGATGTATGTCTAAGCACTGAGGAATTACCCTTACCTTGGTTCTAACAAGCTTGAATATCTCTCCGTCTATCTCAGTAGTACCCATTCTTTCCTCAACCAACTGCTGTACTAAAAAGTAAGGTATATTGTTTGAGTCAAGGAAGTCCCCTATCATGTCAAACGCGGTAACAAGGTTTAGATTTGAAACGCCTTTCAATATCTCCTCAACATTGACATCTGCTGTCGTTATAAATGTTGTTTCCATTTCAGATGCCTCGTTGATAATGTCAAACGCTGTCATCTCTAATTCATTCATCTTAAATCCTTTTGCAATCTTGTTCATCTTATAAGTTTTAAAGTTCCTGTTTCGTCCTCTTGGACTCATCAGCGCAGGCACACACCTGCGGACAGGAGAGAGCTCCTTAGAGCTCTCTGAGGGCTGTCAAATCTCAGTCCTGTAGGTAGTATTTCGTTCTCTCGCGAGAGTCCTTGTATACCTGTGCGACCAATCTTCAGTGTCGACGTTTCTATTGATGGCGTGAGTACCTTCAATGTATTCTCTGATGTCAGAGGTGATACGTCCGGTGTTCAAAAACTTTTGGAAGGATTTCGCCAAGGTAAGAACCTCTTCCGCTTTGCCCTCGTCACCTGCATACATTCTCTCAATGATTGGCTTAACTCTTCTGAGGAACAAACCAAAGGATTTACCTGCGTGATTTAGACCGAAGTTAACGAGCTCATAAAACAGCTCATAACGTAACTGCATAGCTCTAACTGATTTTACTCTCGAAGGTAATCTAAACTCAATACCGTAACCTCTATTCTTAGCAGGTACGTACTTGGTTTCTCCTCTCCAATAACTTGAATCAGTTCTCATCTCGACATTGCTTCTGCAGTAGTGATTCGCAATTCTGAGTCTAAAAACACTATAAAGAATTCCGCAGTAAGGACGTAGTGCATTCATTAACTGCGTACCATTAATACCTGCTACCGATATCGTTGTATGCATTGAACAACGGTAAGTGCTTGGGCTCCTGTCCTCCTCAATGATATGAGAAGCCTCGTGAAACATATTGAACACTTTGCTTCTCCAAGCAGATTTAGGTAGTAATGGAATGATGTGCGTAACTGCTTCAACGCCACAACTTGAATCCTCCTCGAACGTTTGAACCAAAGGTAACTCAGTCATTCTTGCTCCTCTCGCAGTTCTACCTGCAAATGAAGATTTCTCAATCTCAAAACCTATTTTAAATCTTGCGCTTCCTGTAGCTGTAACCAAATCACTTTTGGCTTCTCTGCATCTTAGACCTGCGATATCTACGGCGTGTCCTTGGCTCTTGTCGATGCAAGACGGTCTACCGGTACCGTTTCTCCTTTCGATATAGGATTGGTAAGAGCGAATGACGTTTCGTCCTCTTTCTCCGTCGTTAGTAAATTGAATTCCGTTTCTCATATTGTGTAAGTTTTAAGTTTCCGTTTCGCTCTTTTGAGCTCATCAGCACAGGCTTCACCTGTGGACGGGCAGTGTCGCTGAGGACACTGCTTTCGTGTTAGTCATTCATCGTTACTGAAAACCCTTTTAAATTTAAGTACGTCTCCATTGCTTGCATTATTTGACTTGAATCTCCTACTTCGGCAATAAGATTGAAGTCTTCATCCATTCGGACACAACTACCACCATTACCCGTGTTCTTGCTTGAGAATGAAAACTTGGTACCATCTTCGCTTTCGTTGGCTCCATCTTCGCTTTCGCTCTCTTCCGTTTCGCCTGCTGCACTTTCGTTTGCTGTTGCTGTTGCTCCTTTGATTTTGAGCTCACCGTTAGCGCAGAAGTAATTGAAGCCCTCATCAGATTGTACTATTTTCACATTTGGGTTTTCCTCTTTCGCTTCCTTCACCGCCTTTACGAATAACCTCGGCACATCTGCATTGGCTTCGATGTTTTCGTATACTTTGATTCTTTTGTATACTGAAGGCTTCTTCATTTGTCCTGCTGTTAACACTTGGAAGAAATCGCATATATCGTTGTAGCAAATCCCTGCATCATCCATTTCAGTCTTACCTTCTTCGCTGTTGTAATAGTCACGCGCTTTCATTAGCTCTTTACCTACCTCCGCTTTGATAGTCCAAAATTTGGT